CATCAACGTTGAAAAGTCTCGCTATGTCCGTGACAAGTCTAAGATTCCTATTGAAGTTACCTTCGAAGGTGGTATCAGCAAGTGGTCTGGTCTACTAGACATTGCTCTTGAAAGCGGTCACGTAATCAAGCCGTCTAACGGATGGTACCAGATTGCTACCGAAGAAAAGAAGTATCGCTTGAATGATACATACAACAAAGAATTCTGGATGCCAGTTCTGACCGACCCAACATTCAGCGAGTGGGTTGAAAAGAGATACCGCATGGCAGGTGGACAAATGATGGAGGGTGAAAATGTGGACATTCCTGACGAAGATATTTCAGAAGAATACGAAAATCTGTGACCAATGTGGTTGCGGCATCAATCCTAAGAAAGATGCCGCAATCTGTCTTCATGGTTCAGAACATGGCCTAACTTTTGAGAAGTGGGTATGTGAAGATTGTTGCATGAAGATTGCTAATGAGTATGAAGAATATTTTGAACTAGAGGACTCCGCAGTTGTCGAAGAAAATTGAAACAATTATCCTGAGTAAGTTGATTTCGGATGAGGATTACCTGCGTAAGGTAATCCCATTCATTAAAGATGAATATTTTACTGACAATGCCGAGAAGTTAATCTATCGGTATATCAATGAGTTTGTAGCCAAATATAATTCTCTTCCGACAATTGATGCAATCAACATTGCTCTACAGAATGACCGTAAGGTGAACGAGAAAGAGTATCAGCATGTTACTGAAACTCTAACTGCACTTGATGATGAAGTAGATGCCAATGAGAAGTGGCTTCTAGACCAGACTGAAAAGTTCTGTAAAGACCGAGCCGTGTATAATGCCATCATGCAATCTATTCAGATTATCGATGGGGAAGACAAGGTGCATTCGCAAGACGGCATCCCTTCCATTCTTCAAGATGCATTATCTGTGGGCTTCGATAACAACGTAGGCCATGACTACATTGATAACGCCGAAGAACGTTTTGATTTCTATCACCGTGCAGAAACTAAGCTGCCGTTTGACCTCGAGATGTTCAATAAGATTACCAATGGTGGTCTGCCAAATAAGACATTGAATATTGCTCTTGCTGGTACTGGTGTTGGTAAGTCGCTGTTCATGTGCCACATGGCAGCGGGTGCATTGGGTCAGAACAAGAACGTTTTGTATATCACCATGGAAATGGCAGAAGAACGTATCGCAGAACGTATCGATGCTAACTTGATGAACGTGAACATCCAAGAACTCAAAGACCTTTCGAAGTCCATGTTTGACCAACGCATTGCAAAGATTCGTTCGAAGACAGAAGGTCGTTTGATTGTCAAAGAATATCCAACTGCATCGGCTCACGTTGGTCACTTCAAGGCTCTGTTGAACGAACTCCAGTTGAAGCGAAACTTCAAGCCAGATGTTATCTTCATTGACTATCTGAATATCTGTGCCTCAAGTCGATACAAAGCATCTTCTGGTGCAAACTCTTACACTGTCATCAAGGGTATCGCAGAAGAACTCCGTGGTCTGGCAGTAGAGTTTGACTTGCCAATCGTTTCTGCCACTCAGACGACCCGTAGTGGTTATGCCAACTCGGACGTTGAACTGACTGACACCTCAGAATCATTTGGTCTTCCCGCGACGGCTGACTTGATGTTTGCCCTTATCGCAACAGAAGAACTCGATAAGATGGGCCAATTGATGGTAAAGCAGTTGAAGAATCGTTACAATGACCCGGGTATGAACAAACGCTTTATGGTTGGTATCGACCGTGGGAAGATGAAACTGTATGACTTGGAAGATGATGCCCAGGCTGGTATCATGGACTCTGGACAAGATGATGTTCCAGTGTTTGAAAATACCACCATTGGTAAGCGGAGAGATTTTTCAAAGTTTGAATTTTAACTTGACAAACTCTTATAAATGTAGTATAAAATAGTTTATGCGCCGTTAGCTCATCTGGATAGAGCGCGAGACTTCTAATCTTGAGGCAGCAGGTTCGAGTCCTGCACGGCGCACCATATTTAGGAAATATTATGTCGAAGAATAAGATTGATTTAAAATTGGTTGTAGGAACTTCTATCTGGGTTAATGTTGGTAGCGAGGAAGTTCCTCTTTGGCGGTCAGTAGGTGCCAAAGAATACATAATCAAGTATTTTACAAAAGAACCCACTCTGGAAGAAATTGGAAAATGTGTCGAAGAAAACAACCACATTCTGCAAGGCGGAGATGCAAATACTCGCGAAATACTAGCCGGTTGGCAGCTATATCTTAAAGATGCTATGACACACTCTGAATTCTTTCAGGTAAATCTGAACGGTAACATTGATTTTCCTCCGACTGATATAACAATTAATGAATGACATAACATTAATTCATACATATTACAATGAACCAGACCATCTAAGAAGAAACTTAGAGACTTGGTACACATTCGATTTCCCAATTAAAATTATGATCGTGGATGATGGGTCAATGATTCATCCAGCGTATGATGTTTTAAAAGATGTCTCTCTACCCGAAAACGTAACTCTTTCTCTCTATAGAGTTAAAGACGATATTGGTTTCAACTCACATGGTGCCAGAAATCTGGCTGCTAAGGTTGCAGATAGCGAATGGTTATTGTTTCTTGATATAGACCACAACATCCATAACTGGAATTTGAAAACTCTAGTAGAAGAAGCCGAGTTGAAATCCCATGTGTTATATAAGTTTGGTGGGGTAGAATTTGTTGCCATAAAACATATAGACCGTAGAGTTACCGTTAATCAGTTTCTTATCAGCAAAGAAAAATTTGCCGAGACGGGTGGCTATGATGAATCGTATACCTCTGTTCATTGGGGTGATAGACCATTTATTGAAGAGGTTGTAGAAAGTTCTTCAAGAATGGTAGTATTTAAAACTATTATTTTGCCCGTCTATAGAGGTGGAAGAAAAATTATTATCGATAATAGTTTTGAACGTCCTGTGTATGATGAAAAGAGAATGACCATTCATATGCCAGACCCCTATAAGATTACTAATCTTACCACCAAGAGAATCAATTTTGAATGGGAAAGAATATTATAAATAGAGGGTACACTATAGAGATGGACCCTTATGTTATCTTTCACACAATACATTACAGAGGCAACACACACCGGTGGTATTGCTCATATTGAGCATCCCTCTGATAGATCATTTGATAGTCAAGACGCTGCACACCACGCATTGGAAACTCTGCGTGGTGTTGCGCATGGGAAAACTCCTATCACTCGTAAGATTGATGATAGAATGTCCTTTCATGCTATTCGAACAGCGGACGGTAAGATAGGTGTAAAGTATAAGGGCGCGGGTTCTCACTATAACTATTCTGCCTCAGATATTGAAAAGCAGCACGGCCATAAACCATATCTTGTCGGTCCTCTAAAGGCACTTCATGCCCATCTGGGTAAAGTTCTTCCTGAAAAGCCCGGTGAATATCAGGGCGGATATATGAGTGAACCTTCTGGAAGATCGGAATACTCCTCGCATATCTCACACACTCCTAACACAATTGAATATCGTGCAACTGCGGGTAGTGAAGAAGCGAAGAAGTTAAAGAGGTCTAAGGTCAGTGCTACTATTCATACGGAGCTAAAGGGTCCAGAAAGAACTGCACATCCTATCACGGACATGTCGCACTTTCAATCACATCCCGATGTTCATATGGTACAACATCTGGTATCAGATGAAGAGCGCAAACTTCCTGCCGCTGTTAGGTCAAAAGCCACAGAGCATTTAGATGCCGCCGAGAAGTTAATGAAGGGTCATACATATGACCATCTATCTGGCCATGAAATCCATCTAAGAACTTACATTAATAGAACAGTCACGAGTGGTGAAAAACCTTCTGTTGAAGGATACAGAAAGCATTTGCAGACGGCACACCAGAAACTAATAGATGCCGTCAAGACTCCAGCCGCTAAAGAGCGCAAGACTGCTACTATGAATACTCATCTATCTCAGGTAGATGCAAATAAAAAACAATTCGAAAGATCATTCCAAATTCACCATCACCTACAACAGGCGACAAATCATCTTGCTAGAGGATTAGATCGTGCCGGTGGTGGTGGGTTCTCGACACATATTAATGGTGCAGCCGCTGGCGGCGAAGGCTATGTCGCTCATGGCCTTAAAGTTGTTGACCGCGAAGGCTTCTCGAAAGCTAACCGAGAGCGTAGTGCAATTCTAAGAGCAAGTAGAGGTAAGAAATGAGCGAAGTCCACCATCATATCACGCAAGGTAGAATGAACCCAATCACAGTGGGTCATGAAGCTGTTGTGAACCAAGTTCGTAACACTGCCGGTTCACATGGACATACCATCGTTCTTACTGGCACACATGATGCTAAGAAGAATCCTTTGACGCCTGAACAGAAGTTGAAACATGCTAAGAGGGCATTTCCGGGTGCGAATGTTCGTCTGCTAGACAAAGAACATCCAACCCTTCTTCATCAACTGTCAAGACTTCATAGCGAAGGTGTTACGCACTTACACTTGCATGTTGGCTCAGACCGCGCACATGAATTCCATGCATTGACACACAAGTATAACGGCAAAGAAGGTCGTCACGGTTACTACAACTTTAAGAAGATTACCATCCATACCGTTGGTAAAGAACGTTCCGATGCTGACACCGGTGTAGCTGGTGCTTCTGGCACAAAGATGCGCCACCATGCAGCCGCTGGTAACGAAAAAGAATTTCATAAGATGGCACCAAGTGCGATGTCCACGAAGCATAAGAGCGAACTCTATAAAGATGTTCGCCGTGGTATGGGTCTTCACGAGGCGTTGTCCTTCAAGAAATTCCTAGGAATCTAACATGGGTAAATTGCTATCATACCTCAAAGATATGATGTCAGAAAATGGTAATCCATCTTCTAAGCGCATGGTGGCAGTTGTATCTACTCTGCTTATTGCAATTGGTTACATCGCAAATCTATTCTGGGACTTCACCATCGAAGAGTTTATCTTTAATGGTGTAATGTATATTGTCATCGGTACTCTTGGTATTACAGGTGTAGAGAAGTTTGCGCCAAAGAAACCAACTAAGAAGTCAGAAGAAGAATAAGGAATTAAATATGTTCGGTATGATACCTCTCCCATATAAATTATTAGCAGGTGCAGCACTAATTATTGGCGTTTTCTTTTATGGATATATGAAGGGCTCTGCCTACGCCGAAGCAGAACTACAAAGATTTGCTGCTAAGGCAAGCACACAAGTTGCCGAACTTGAGAAAAAGAATGCTGAAATAAGTAACAATGTAGTTACTGAATATGTTGATAGAACAAACACAATTAGAGAGAAAGAATATGTTTACATTGATACCGCCAAAAACATTGTTCCTAGCCAGTCTGTTATGTCTAACGGCTGGGTGTTCACGCACGACTCTAGTGCCACTGCCAGTGATGCCGACCCCACCAGAGCTTCTGATGCGTCCCCCTCAGGAATTACAGACACTACGGCCCTCGTCGGAATCATCACAAACTACTCCAGATGCCAGCAAAACGCCCAGCAATTGATTGCCCTACAGAAGTGGATTGCAGATAACAAAACTGAGGTTGATCGTATCAACTCCGAGAAATCGAAGAAGTAATTGTTATAAATATAGCAAACGTTTAGCTTCTGGAGATACTTTTAATGGCTAATATTATTGAAAAAGCGAAGGCGAGACTGAAAGAGGCTCGTGGTTCTGCATACACGCTGTATCACAAATCGTATACAGATGCAATCAATCATGCACTATCACACCATCAAAAGTCTGGTCTTCATGTAAGTGACGATGATAGATTCCAACATGTGGGTGTTGGCTCAAAGAAGCCAAGCGAAGGTAATACCACTTCGGTGAGTATGCCAGCTACGCATACTAGTGGCAAGAAGCACATGATTCACGTCCAAGTATTCAACAAGGGTGGCACACACCCATATGAATTGAATACCTATTCGAGTGGCATGGGTCGTCAAGTTAAAGAAGACGCCGAGCATGTAAACTGTGGTACTCCAGAATGTTGCGGCGAATGCACTCCACCGATCGAAGAAGCATACGGCATGTGGAAGGTAGACTTTCCTAAGCAACATGCTGGTAAAGCTGTTGCGGCTGGCTCAGTCCATGTTAAGGCGCAGAACACCGCTCATGCACATAAGGTTGCAGCAAAGAGAGTCGGTGTTGACCACACTGTATTCAAATCAAAGGTAACTAAGTCTTCAATTCTTCCAGAAGAGCGCGGCGAAGACTCTAAGGGTCACTACCGCGCAACAGAAGATGGTGCTGGTTTAACTCGTAAGGGTGCTAAAGCCATGGGCATTAAGACAGCCGTTACAACTCCTCCTAGCAAGCTAGACCCTAAGGGTGAAGCTGCTGGTCGTCGCAGGTCATTCTGCGCCCGTATGGGTGGCATGAAAGGTCCTATGAAGGATGAGAAGGGTCGCCCAACTCGCAAAGCTATGTCACTTCGTCGCTGGAATTGCAACGAAGAACTAGGTAAAGAAAACGAATGGGGTAGCCCAGATCTTCGTAAGAAGTTTGCTGCTATGACACCAGGACAAGAAGGTCTAGCGGCTGATACGATTCCTGCAATGAATCCATTTTCCGGTGACGCTATCCAAGAACAACAACTCGACGAAATCTCGGCCCTAGGTGCCAAGAAGCGTTCTGAATTTGCTGCTAAACTACAAAAGACACTTGCCGATCCGAAAAAAATCGCAA